TATTTAATCTTACATGTGCTTCTTCATCTGAAAAATCCTTTAATGTTTTAAGTTTCATAGTATTATCACCCCTTCTTCTTCCTTATCTTTAAACTTCTTCAACTCTTTCTCTTTAGCTGAACAAATAGCTTTCAACCTTACAACTTCAGATTCTAGGTCTTTGTCATCAACATCAACCTTCATTTCTAAATAATCTTTTAGAAAATCATTGACTATACTAGATAGAGGTGGGCATCTCTTAGCTCTATAATCAGCCAAAACCTCTACATCTATGGTTAAAGTTACTGTGGTTTTCATTTAAAACCTCCATATTTACGTCTTTTATAGTCTATTTTGGCTAGTTTTAGTTTAGTCTTTTCCATACGAAACCAAGCCCACCATGAGAGATAGCTAGGTTTATACCTATATTTCAAGGGAATTAGCTTTTTTAGACCCCCCCTTATTTCCTGTAGAGTTCTGTTTTTCATGATTTCACCTCTTTATTTTTATATTAATTAATTAATTAATTAATTAGTTTATAAGTATATAGTAAGTAGAGTAGTAGTCTAAAGTTCCATAGGAAATCAAGGGGGGTGTTGTTTTGCTTATAGATTGTAAGCATTGCTAGTAAGTTATAAGCACTTACGTAATCTTAGGCCCTCTTAAGTTGTGGTTTTCGTATCATTTTTTTATACCTCTATTTTGCATGGGAGTTTTGGCTTCCTTTAAGTCTTACGATTTGGCCAAGCCAACTAAATCGTAAGCCATAATAGAAATCCAAAACCGAGGCAAGTCCCATGGAGGTATTAAAAAATGAATGAAACAAAAACCAAATTATGGGAAGAGGACCAAGTAGAAGATTACTTCGCTCGAGAACAAAGAGCAGAGCAGAGCTTTATAGATGAGCTCTACAAGGAGGTGACTGAAGATGGGTAAAGTTCCTCTATACATGGATATTGAGTATAACGATGAGAATGGTGAGGTTAATAATAAAATGGTGTTAAGAGAAGTAACAAGAATGATAAACTCAAATAGAGATACATGGTTTAGTTTGAATGTAAACCGAGTTAAGGAGATAAAAGATGAATAAATAGGTCTTTTTTTTTGCTGTCGCTAGTTGGTTATAGTGCACTTACGTAACGTAACCGCCATAAAAACCTTTAAATAAATTAAAGTATAAGAAAATCTATGATTTTCTTCGTTTGTAGGTTAAAAAAGGCCATGTCTTTTGTAATTACGTAAGCAAAGGGGGGGATTTGATGTTCTTTTTTGATGTAAAGACTGCATAAGAGGGCAACAGATAGGGGGAACAAATAAGGATAGGGAATACAGCTCTTGGGAGCTGCCAAAGGTCACATAAGGGAATCTATATGATATCGTTTGGACGATACAGCTCTTGGGAGCTGCCAAAGGTCACATAAATTACCTTATATGATATTCCCTCACAAAGAAATGTGTTCCCCTTATTGTATGGAAGTGTTGCCCTCAATGCAATGGTTAACTAATGTTATTAGTGGGAAATCACAGATTTCCCCCGTGTGATTAGTTAACTAATGTTATTAGTGGGAAATCACAGATTTCCCCCGTGTGATTAATAATGTATTGGGGGGCGTGCACAGCCCGCCCCCATGGGCTACGCCCATGAGAGTATGATTACTTATTATTTATGCGATTATTACTTTTCTATTCTTTTCTTTATCTTGGATCCCGCAGAAATTTTTTTTAAAATAATAAAACAAAATTTGTTGCCTCCAAATTTTGGCGATAACCCAAAAGTATTATATATTTCAAAACATTAAAATTACACTATGGCCCATGAAGGAATATTCGCAACTTCTGATGAAATCATTAAGAAAGCTGGACATGGGGCTAGCTCAACCTATACTGCAGAAGCAGTTGTAAATGATTTTATAGCTCAGGCTGAGAGTGAGATAAATGTCGTAACTCGTAGAAACTGGAGTGATGATTACTCAGGATTAAATACTGATGTAAAGAGAATCCTATCTAAATGTGCAGCTAGCTTAGCAGCCATAGAAATTATTACCTGTGATATGGGAGGTTATACTTCAAGAACAGAGGCAGAGTCTATGATCAATGTCTTAAGAGATACAGCCTTAAGACTTATGTCAGTCTTAAAAACTCAAAATGCAGAAAGATTTATGGATAGTGAAACATAATGGCACATGACTTTGACAAATTCCCTGAACTTACCAATACACAGATGGAATTTCATTATTTTGATTCTCCACACACTCAAATAGTTAGAGATTTTATAGCCACAATAGCTAAAGTTACAGATGGAGATACAGTCAGACTTAATTGGGATGAAAGAGATTTTGAGTTCTCCATGAGATTAAGAGATATAGACACACCAGAACTAGGATCTGGAGGAGAGGCATCTAAATATCACCTTAAAGACTTAATTGAAGGAAAAGAAGTCGATATCTTAATAGATCCAGAGAACAGAGTAGACAAATGGGGCAGATTATTAGGAGATGTATTATTTGATGGTATGAAAATGAGTGAAGAGATGATCTTTACTGGCCATGCAGCACCATTCACACAAAGAAGAGAGGGAGAGATCCCTGATCATAATTTAGAAATGGCGGTGAAAAATTGGTTATAGGCCCAGCTGGGGATGATGGTGGAGGACCAGTTGCAACATACTCTGCTACAGAAATAGCAAATGGTATGGGTACAGCTACATATTACTTAGCTGGTAAGACAGACACAGATGGAGTAGATTATACTATAACTTCTGTTAATGTACACTCACACCCAAGAGTTATAAACGAATCGTCTGTAACCACAACTACATTTACATTCTACTCAGGGGCTTTCAATAGGGCTAGGACTATGAACGGAACACAATTATTTAATTTTCACATAGGAGTTAATGGAGCTGGAGGAACTTCTGGACAAATAACAATTAAACTATATCATTATGACGGATCAACAAGTACACAGATAGGATCTACTTGGACTGGTGCAACCTTATCAGCATCTACAGGAACTGGAAAGCAACATAGGTCAGAGGTTGCTGAAATAACAGCAACAAATCAAAAGTTCAAAAGAGGAGACCAAATTAAAATAGAAGTAGCTTTGATAGTAGTAGGTTCAGGAGGTTATGTTGAGGTAGGTATAGATCCACAAAACAGAGATTCTTCAGATGCGACTAACGGACTAGAACCTTCAACAAATAAACTAGTTAGCACTAAGTTTATATACACTGCTAGCTTTAGGAGTGATTACGATTAAAGATGGGAGAATTAGATATAACTAAACTGGATACAACTGATTTGAAAACTACTCAAGATAATTGGGAAGTTGAATCCGAGGTACTAGATGGTATTACTGGAGATGATGAAACAGAATATCAAATAGATGACTGGCCAACTAAACTAGGTTATTACAAGAAAATCCCAGAGTTAAACGCAGCTATAGATGCAAAAACAATCTGGACACTAGGAAAGGGCATCTTGGCTGATCCAGATACAATGCTAATTATAAATACCATGGATGGCTGTGGTATTGATACTTTTGAAACAATATTAGAAAACATGATTACTGTCTATCAGATAGGAGGAGATTCTTTTTCTGAGATTATCAGGAATGATAATGGCCAACTAAGAAATCTAAAACCTTTAGATCCCTCAACTATAAAAGTCATATATGATAAGAAAGGCAGGATCAAGAAATATAAACAAACTTCTAAATATTGGGTATTAAAGAAACTAGGCATAGGTAAACCATACAAACCAGAAGAGATGTTTCACTTATGTAGAAATAGAATAGGGGATTCTGTGCGTGGCCAAAGCTTAATAGATCCTGTAGAAGAGATTATCAAAATGCGTAATGAAGCTATGACAGACCAAAGACTTCTAAACCATAGATTCGTAAAACCAATTATAATCTTTCATTTAGATACAGATGATACAACAGAGATAGCAACAATTAAAGGAGAGATGGAAACAGCATATAAAGATGGAGAATTATTATTCGTACCTAAAGGCGGTGTTGTCCCAGAGGTTATAGCAGTTGCACCTAATGCAACTCTAAACGCTCTACAGTGGATTGACTCATTAAACAGATATTTCTACCAAGCAACTGGAGGAACAGATATTGTTATAGGTTCTGCACAAACTTTAACAGAGGCATCTGGTAAGATCAAATATCTAGCATTCCAACAAAACTTCTTATCTGAAAGTAGATATGTAATATCTCAAGTAGCTAAACAGTTAGGATTAACAATAGAGATTATTCCACCAGCTAGTTTAGAAAACGAAATGTTATCAGATGAAAAGAAAGACGGAAACACACCATTTCAACCTAATGATTCAACAGCAGGGAGTGGTCAATAATGGTAGTTAAAGAAACTGCTAAGGATTTGAAAGAATTTGCTAAGGGTTTAGTTGAAGCTATACAGAACGGAACAGTCTTAGAGTATTTAGATGCTACTCCTAAAGATATTAAAGAAACATTTTCTTTTGAAAATATTGTTGATTCCTTAAGCGAAGCTTTTCCAGCTGGTGGTGTTGCTGCTCTAGGGGCAGCTATTCCTAGAAAGTTAGCCGCAGAAGGAGCTGGGGCTGGTATAAAAGCAGGAGTTGAGGCTGGTATGCAATTATCTAAATCCCAGTGGGTTGATGCTATCATAAGAACAGGCAGTAAGAAAATAGAAGGGATGTCTAGAGATAAATTAATGAAGATGACAACCTCAGGATTAGCTAGAATATTACCTTTAGAGAATGCAGCAAGATTTTTAGCTAAAGAAGGAGCTGAAGAAGTAGTAGAAACTGTCGCCGGTAAGGCTGGTAAAGATGCGTTAAATAAAGATGCGTTAAAGAACGTTGATAATAAATTATTGGATAGAGTTGTTGAGAGAGCTTTTGCACAGTTTAAGGGAGATAAAGCTAAGATAAGAAAAATATTAAGTGGTAAGATTACTTCCCAAGGTTTGAATCAAATTATTAAAGATTTAACTCCTAAAAAAATTAATACTGCTACGTTAAAATGGTTAGGAGGAGCTACAGGACTAGCTACAACAGTAGCAGGTGGTGACGCTTTACTTAATTGGGCATCTTTAGATAATGTTCTAGGTCAAAGGAATCTCCTTTATAGAGATCTTGCAAGTGCTGTTAAATGGGATGGGATGGATCCAGTTGAAGCTATAAAATTGATGGATGAAATGCAAGAGAATGCTGATTATGCAGAAGCAAAGATGGATCAATCAGCTAAAATAAACCCTTTTATTATGCTAGCGAAATCAACATGGCAGGCAGCTAAGAATATATCAAATCAGGCAGCAGATATTTATTATAATGAAGTTCTAACAGCAGCAGAAACAACAAAAGCACAAGAAGAAGGAGGTTTCTCAGCTGAAGATCCTGCAGTATTAGCAGGTTTAGGAGAACAAGTTAAAGAACCTAGAGATCTAATGCCTTTCCATTCAAAATCTCAAACAACAGACGAACTAGCTAGAGAACAAAGCGTTCTAGCTAAAAGATTTGAACCTGGGCCTGGGAAAGGTCCTTCATCTCCGCCAGGAACTGTACAAGGTTTAGCACCTCAACCTAACACTCAAAAGAAACTAGGGTTTGGTCCTTTATAATGAAAGCAATAATAACTGCAATGATTTGTTTGACAGTTCTAGAAGTAGTAGCTTTATTTAATGGTATTAACGGAACATTATTCTCAATAGTTATAGCCTCAATAGCTGGCTTAGGGGGATTAGTATCTCCACAATTAAAACTAAAAGGAGTTGGTAAATATGGCAGAAGAAACAAAACCAGAAGGTGAAGTAAGTGAGGAAAAGGAGCAAGAAAAGCCGGAGGAAACTCCGGAATCTCCTAAACAAGAAACTCAAGTGGACAGAGCTGAGAGAGCAGTAAAAGAACTAGATGAGAAAATTAAATATTATGAAGGATTAAAAGATGAAGTTGATAAGGCTAAGGCTGAAATAATATTAGGCGGAAGATCCGCTGCTGGACAAGAAGCACCAAAGAAGAAGGAGGAAACTCCATTAGAGTATAAAAATAGAGTTATGAGAGGTGATCTACAATGATTGAAGATAAAAAAATAGGATTAAAAGTTGCTGAAAGCAAGGAAGAAGCGTTCTGGATTAGAGAACAAAAAGCAAGAGAAGAACAACTTAGGGTTGACAAGGCTAGTGTAGAGATTGGAGAGCTTATTTTAGAATATGTAGAGAAAAAAACGAAAGTATTAAATAAGTCAAAAGCTTAGATTAATCTGGAGCGAGAACTTTTCTTTCGAATTGTTTTCAATCCTCCTCTTTTAAAAATGGCAGACGAAGCAGTATTAGTATACGAAACTGAACCAGCAATTCCTGTTGTAGTTGCAAACGCAAATGCATTAGAGAAAGGAACTGTTTTAGCTGGAGCAGATCTTATGGTAGGAGCTGCGAGTTCTGCAGACAATGATGTTTTCTTTGGAATCACTAAGTATGAAAAAATAGCTAGCGATGGAACTACTGCTGTAGCAGCCTATTTCGGTGGAGTCTTTAAAATGACTATTGCCGCTGGTCAGAGCACAACAATAGGCCAAGACGTAGTTATTAAAGGAGCTAATACCGTGGGGGGTTATTCTACTTTAGATGATGAAAAAGGTTATAAAATAGGTAAAGCAATGGAAACTGGAGCAGCTGGAGAAACTGTTTTAGTTTTTGTAGGTAAATAAATATGGCAGATATAATAGGTCAACAGGATTTACGTGGATTAAATGTAGATAAAATAGCTAAAGGTTTTGCTGATGAAGCTATAGTCTTAAAGAGATATTGTCATGTTTCATCTACTAGTGCAACTCAAATTCGTTGGTACCAAAAAACTGCGGGATTCTTAGATTCTACTGATACTACCGGCATTACAGCTTCAAAAATACCAAGCTCAGCTGGAAGTTTACCTTCTGTTATTGGTCCAAGTTGGACAAGAAACACAAGTTATACTAAACCTTATGTAGCTGAATCTGAATTAATGACTATGCAGGATATAAGAGCCTGTGATGTTGATGTTCTTGCAACAACTATAAGAGATCTAGTTAGAGCAGTTGAAAGGCAAGTAGAACAGAGGATCTATAATGTTATTACAACAGATGATGTTGGAACAGGATCTAACACTCTAGCAATTACAAATGAGTGGGACGATGATGTTAATGCGGTTCCAATAGAAGATCTATTAAAATGTAGACAATATTTAAGCGATTATAATTATAACCCTGATGGAGCAATCTTTGCTTTAAGACCAGAAGCTTTAAGGTTCTTAGTTAATCATTTGATTAGCGTTAGAGGTTCAAGTATTCCAGAATTTGCAAGTCGGAAAGTAGAAACTGGAGTTGTTATGCAAATCTGTGGATTCCAAGTTGTAGAAACTTCTATAGTTACAAGTGATAAAGCAGTTATCTTTGTTCCTCAAGTAGCTTGTACATGGAAATCATTAACTCCTATTTCATCCGCTGTTATTGAAGAGCCATTACTAGGAAAAAAGGTAAGAGTTCTTGAGGAAGGTGAGGCATTACTAACAGACCCAAGGGCTGTTGTATTTATTTCAAACATTGGCCCTACTTAAATCATACTTATAAAATGGCAAGAGATCAAAAAGATTTAAGAGATGCACATATAGCAGACCCTGCAGCTTGTGCTGCTATGACTGCAGCAGGCATAACTGTAACCGCGACAGAAGAAACTGGTGGCGGGATATGGGGATGTAATTCTGAGGCAGAAATGGATGCAGTAGAAACAGCAGTAGATGCTTTAGTTGTAGATGCAGCAGCTTTAAAGACAGCTATAGATGCAAATAACGCAGCTATAGACGCAATTCTAGTTGCTTTAGAGGAGGTTGGCATAGTAGCAAAATCGTAAGATGGCAACCACAGATATTTATACAGTTACAGGAAGTTTATATCCACAAAGATCAGCAGTAAGATTTCTAGGTGGAGATACAGATGATTATATGCAAGTAGATGCAGATAAAATAAAGATGGCCTTAAACAATAATATGGGTATGGCGTTGGTCATACAGGCGGCTTAAGAATGGCTAATAAGTTTGGAGAAAAAGAATTATTAACTAAATGGCCTATCACCTCTGGGTTAACTGCAAATACAAAGCACAAAGGAAGGCAGAGAAAACTAAAGTATGAAAAAACAACTACTGTTCCACAAAGGAATATGAAACTGTTGAGTTAAAATGCCTAGACTATCTAAAGAAAAACAAGTATTAAAAGAACTAAGAAGAAAATCATTTGCTCCTTCTGTACCAATAGGATCAGGCCTTCACTTACCTAATTATTCTGGTGTTAAAGATTATATTGGAAGAGATATTAAATATATTCCTAAGATAACTATACATGATCCTGCTGAAGGAACATCACAAGTAAAGACTAGCTTTAATGGATCTTCTATATATTTTGATTTCGGAACTATTACAGAACAAGACCAATACATGAGGATGGGTGCATACTCATCTAAGAACTGGATAGATTCTAAGGGTAGGAACTTTGTATTCACTATGGATACACCAGGAGATATCTTCGAAATAGACGCTACTACTGGAGATGTAGATTTTCAGGGTAATGATATCATTACTACAGGTGATATAATTGTAGAGGATTTAACAGTCAATAGTGACTTCTTCACTTCTACACAAGGTGTAACTATAGACGGAACCGGACAATTTGCTGTAAATATCAAAGGAACTGTTACAACCGGACTACATTTTGGGGGAACAAGATTTAGTTTTAGAGAATCAAATATTAGTCATTTCTGGTTTGAGTATAATGGGGCTAACACAGGAGATTTTAAACTAGGTGATGCGACTAATTACTTAAAGCTTGATTCATCAATAGGAACACTAAAACTAGAATCAGGGAGAAGAATATATGCTAATCTTACAGCTGGCAATGGAGATACTACACCAGCTGTTGCTAATGGAGAGGTTATTGTATTAAGTAACACAGCACCTACAACTATAACTAACTTTGATTTGGGCAGGAACTTTCAGAAGATTATAATATTAGCTACCAATGGGAATACAACTATAACAGATGGAACCAACATATTCTTAAATGGCTCTGTCAATTGGAATATGGGTACAACAGACACATTAACTTTAATAAAATATACTGATGGGAATTGGTACGAAATAGCAAGGAGTAATAATTAAAATGAATAAAACATATAAAGCTGTAAAGCATGACTCAGATAAGGCTATCCTTACAACTACAGAGCCAGCTATGGGAGATAAGACATATACAGAAGATACTTTAGTTTCATTAGAAGAACTACAAGAACAAAGAGATATTGTTCAGGAGAAACTGGATGATTTAGATTTACAAATAACAGCTATTGAAGCTGCACTATCAAAGTCTTAAGAAAAGACAGGAGGTCCAAATGGATTGGAAAAAAGAAAAACAAGAAGTAGATAGCCACGTAGAAAAGAACTGGTGGAAGCCAGAAGAAGGAAAACATAAAATATTATTTCTAGATGACGGCAATGAAGTAGAAATGAAAAACCCTTGGGACGTAAGTGATGACAAGCTAATAAAAAGAATAGAGTTTAGAATTAAAGAAGGGGATAAAGAGTTCTTTTGGTCTGTAAGCAAAGGCAAGAGAAAGTCTAGCATATGGGGTCAAATAGTAGAAGCTGCCAACGCTCTTAAAGGATTGAAAGGAAAAACAATAGATATCCACACAAGAGGACAAGGCAAAGAAAGACAATATATGCTGGTTTATGAACTAAAGGTTCAATAAACATATAATCTGAGGGTTTTATCCTGTATGCACCAAGCAGCTCTTATTAGTGCTTCGGTTATATGGGAATAATTCCCAAAGAGTTTAAACTTACCTCCTTCTTCGTGTTCAGATTGTATAGATCTTAAGCTCAGCCTTAGTTTAGGATCATCCCATAAAGTAATATGGCCTTTCTCCATTAAATTTTTCAAATTAATATAAAGATCTTCTTTCATAGTTCTCTTTCTTTGATCAATATCCTTTCCTCTTTCCCTGTCTAAACTCTTCTTAACATTCTCTATAGCAACAACCTTTCTCTTAGTCTGTCTATCCTCATGAAGAGGATCAAACACTCCCCAGCCAATACCAGTAGAATCAATGTAAATCTTTTGATGTTTGTGAATTTTATCCTTGTGTAAAACTAACTTAACAGTATCAGTCAAGGCTCTTTTAACAGTTATATCCATATCAAACATCCTCAACCTCTCTCTTCTTATTCTATCTACTGAAACTAAGACTGTTTCACCAGTGCCCATTCTCCCAACATCTATACCTTGGAAAGTTGTTCCAAGAATATCATATTTCTTTTTTGGATCTATTGTGCAGCATTTATCAATTAACTCCTCAGAAAAAAACTGGCGAAGCTCCTCGACTGCCAATCCTAAATATTCCTGTGCATATTGTAGCTCGGACAACTCTCTCTTCTCAGATTCTAAAAACTTTAAAGCCTTCTCCTTCCTATCCTTAGTCCATGATTCACTTATTGGCCTATCAGTGTAAACTTCATCTGTACTCACATGAATAACCTTCCAATTATCATCTTTATTCAGAAAACACTCATAGAAATAACCCTGTTTACCGAAGAAGGTTGAACACATCCATATTTGGCCTCCAGTAGAGGCTAAGGTAGGCTTAGCTGACAATAATATTAACTCATTAAACCTAGCGACTTCATCTAGAACTAGTACATCACCAGTAAATCCTCTGATAGCATCCCCTGTATTTCCAACAGGCCTAGCTAATGCAGTTGCTTTATTCTTCAAAGTTATCTTAGTAAGTGTAGGTTTATTCTTGCCTCTAGCAATCTCAGTTTTACAATGCTTCTGCAAATAATCAAGGATCATAACAATTATTAACTTAGCTTGATCCTCTGTTAAACTAGCTATAATGATCTGGCTATTAGGATGACTTCTCATATACTCACCACACTTATAAGCCATAGTGAATGTCTTACCAACCTGCCTTCCAGTAGCTAAGAGCAGATTACCTTCATGATTTACTGCTGTTTTCTGCCAATCATCTAGATCTATTTTCATCTTACTTCAAAATCCACTGAATACTTATCACAAACTATGAACATATTAGCCCCAAGTAAACGCATTCTTTCATTCTCACTCATAGTATTAGGTTTACACTGAACTAAGCTTATTCGCTTCCTATTTGTGTCTATGGCTATAATATCAAAGGGACTATGACTCCCAGCTGTTCTCTGCACAATATCAAAGCCTTCTTTCTTAAGTTTCTCAGCTATATAGTACTCTTTTCTCCTTCCTTTTACATAGTTTTTATTCATCTTCAACTATCATTTCCTTTATAAAAAAATGTTCGTGCTCCTCTTCTAGGTTACAAAACCAAGCTTTTTTATCACATTTACTACAAAATAATATTTTATTAGCAGGACACAAATA